TTGGTTATGCGCTTGATGGCGTCATCCGTCACGCCCTCGTCGGCAATGGCAAACAACCCATTCTTATTGAAGAACCATAGCGCAGTCTCAAAGGCATATTCGTCAGCCACCAGGTCTGGGTCGGTCATAACATTCGGCACGCCCATGTCAGACGCAAACGCCCGATAATTATTGCGCCCGGTCAACTGAAGAAATCCCCGACCAATGTACAGGCTGGCCTGCGCTTCATTCTCATTGCCCATGCGGCCAGCGTAAACCTTGCCAGCAAGCCCGGTTGGGTTTTTGGCATAAGGCTCTGCATCGGAAACAGTTGGGAAGCGCGAGGGCCAGACAGCTTGGATGCGCTCTGGCGTGCTGTAATACAGGCTTTCACGGGTGCGCTTGAAGCCACCACTCTCATGCGATGCCTGACCCATCAAGTGAGCGCCACGCGCCGGGGATAGGTTGAAGTGTTTTGCGATTGCTCGCGCTGTATTTGGCCCAAACTCGCCATCGGCTGTTGCGCCGATTTTAGCTTGGAGCGTTGCCATTGCCTTGCTCATGCTGTTGCCTTTTTCGCTGTTGTCTTTTTCTTGGGCTTTTGGCCCTTGGCCACGGCAAGGTTGCTCCAAGCGTTTGGATACTTAACGCCCCTTTTAGAAGACATTGCTTTGGCCTTAGCCTTTTGTGTAGGTGTGAGCTTTGCCATTTCATCAAGTCCTCTTCGATTTAGTGCCGGAGCATTTCCAGCGCTTGCGTGAAAGATTTAGCGGGCTGTTTGGATCAGCCGCAGCCTTGGGAAACTTTTTCTTCTGCGCGGCAGAACGCGCGCAATACGCATCACCCTTGGATGTGCCGGGCTTGACCCGTGGGCCGCCGTCTTTCGCTTTACCCGCTTGACCGTAGCTGACTTTACGCCCGCTTGATGTGACTTTAACTCGGGCTTTGCCCTTCGCTGGTGTAGCTCTGCTCATGTGTTTTCTCCAACTTTGAAACAATACGGCCTTACAGCAAACCCCTTGTCAACCAGTTCAAGCGCCAAGTTCATCGCGTCTGTCTGACACTTAGCCTCGTTGTACCATATATTGTTCGTATTTGCGACGACCACACAGGATTGCGCCTCCAATGTTGAGCATATCAAGAGGGCCGCGAGGAACATAATTATTTGCCGTCCTTCATGTCCAAGTGGTCTCGACCAATATACTTCAAGTCATTCTCGACCAACGCAACCCTCTGCTTTATTTTGTTGATCTCGCCAATGGCCATTGTCATGGCCGCAAGCTCGTCCCACAACTCATCAATATCACTGAAAGCATATTCCAGCTCCATAGCGTTATCTTGCACATCGCGCTTGAGGTTTATGTTGTCCTCGATGGCCATACGCGAGCCAATTTGGCCTACGGTCTCTTCTAAATTAGCAATCGTTGCGGCTTGCTGTGACACCCACCAGACACCGCCAGCAAGCTGAACAGCCATTGCAGCCACGAGAGCCAGAGGTAACTTGACGTTCTCCATTACTTCTTCAGCCCCTTCACCGTGCGTATGCCGAAGCTAGCCGCAATCGAGGCATACATCGCCCACTGGAACCACTCTGGCGCAGCGTCCAGATTAGCGAAACCCTGCGCCATGTAAGGTTGTATGCCCGGTATGAAGCTGCCAAGCACGATGGCTATGAAGGCCACTGTCCACGCCTCATCTTTCCACGAATTGTTGCTGGCCTCGATAGCAGCCTGCTCCCAGCTGATCTCGCCAGTAGCGATTTTCATCTTGGTCTCAGCTTCCGCCTTCTTCACGGCAGTCTTGCCGTCAATGTAGCTGGCAGCAAGCCCGCCGAGTGATCCGATTATCTGACCGATCATTGGCCCACCTCATACTCTACTTTTGAGCTTGAACCAGTGCTGGTTACGCTCGTTTTGGACTCCTTACCCATCCAGATGCCAAAGCAACCTGTGAGCGCCCCCATACAGACGCTGACAAGCCCTGACTGGGCAACGCTGGGATCATCTAAGCTCATAAACCAATGCACCGCCTGATAGGTCAGCACAGTGACTGCCAACATCATCAAGCGCGGCAGAACCTTCCAGTCATCAAGTATCGTGTGTGCCATTCTATTTACCTTTCGTAATCTTCAAGCACTGCAAATATTCATTGTTTTTCGTCACCAAAACAGAAGCCCGACGCAGCTCATCCGTGCAATCTTTTTCAGAGCCATACTGCCCAACCTCGAAGTGAATGACGCTTGCAGAAAGCTGAAACCAAAGAAGCACCCACATCACCGCACCTCATCCGCCAGCAACGCTGCGACCCAGAGCAAACCGCCGCTCCCTACGGCAAAAACTATGCAGGCAACTGCAATCGTAATGAAGTAAAAGATGCGGTCACGTTTTGCGGCTTGCTCCTCCAGAGCTTTCTTCTGCCGCGCTCTAGCTGCGCCCATCTCACGCTGCACGCTCTCCCACATTCCCGGTGGACCATACAGGCGGCAATGGCTGCGAAGGGTGTCCATCGCCTCTTTGTGCTTCATTTTGGCATTGGCAATTGCGAAGCCTTCCTCTTCAGTCGAGGTAAGCCTGCCCAGCGGGCCTTTGTGTCTGCCCTGCTCTGCGAGGTGAATGTCGGCTTCCAGCTTTGCCAGCTTTCCAAACTGCGGCAGCACAGAGCCAACGTCCTTGCCAGCCTGCACGGCGGAGCTGATCCCGCCTGCAATAGTGCTTACTGCACTTGCGAGGGCGAGAACCTCAATCACCCTACCGCTCCATTAGTCGGTCAATTTTCTCTTCAAGCCGATCAAACTTATTCATAATTTGAGAAAGCACCTCAGAGCTGTCAGACTTTGTGACGTATTCTTTAGCCATTTCTTCGCGGGTTCGATTAAGCAGAATACGAAGGCGATCCAGCTCTTCGCGTTGTGTCTTTAACCACCAGCCAATGCCAGCGATTACGACGCCAAAAAGTATATTCAAGATCGCGTCCATTTCCATTTTAGTAACTGCCTTCCCAGACCCGAAGGGCGCTAAATTCGTTGCTTGCTAACTTACGTTTTAACACATCTTTGACCGCTTGTGTATCAGTCCATGATACACCAGCCTCTTTGAGCCATATGGCCAGCAAACCCATGTCTACGTTGCCAACGTGCTTATAGTCCGAGCCAAAGCTGTTCTGCGCCACCTCACGCGCTTGTGCCGCGTCCTTGAGCATGTGGGATGCGTCAAAGGTTTTCTTGATAATGATTTTATCATCATCAACAGTAAACTTTTCCGAGACCTTAGTTGAGTGATTTGCTTTTAACATTGATCGACCTTTTAGTTGGCTTTTTGGCAACCTTCGCGCCATTGGTTTTTGCGGGCTTAGCTGGCGCGGCGGCCACTGGCTTTACGTCTTCCAGCACAGTTAAAATGGCTGGGCGAATTTTGGTGATTTTCTCAATTTCTTCGTCGGAGAGAATAACTGTTTCGCCCTTCTCAATCCGGCCTTTGCTGCACTTCATTTTCAGCGCATTTACAATAACTTTTTTCATTTAAGCCTCCAGATGGTGAAAGGGGGCGACACAGGCCGCCCCCAATTTACACAATTAAGAAGTTGTGTTGTCGAAGATGCCGCCGTTGGCAGCTTCGTTTTTGGCGCAAAGTGTAAGCTCTGTCACAACTTGGCGAGTAGTGTTGTCGCCAGTTTTTGCCAAAGCTACGTTCTTTGTGCCGCGCAGGGATGCGATTTCCCACATATCATCTTGCATGATGAAGATGTCACGGGAACGGTTCTCACGGCTTGGCATAAATTCTACGCTTCCCCAAGGGGTTACATATACTGCCAAGGATTTGATAACACGCTCATCGCCAGCTTGTACTGCTGAACGCTGGTTGTTGTTACCTGTGAAGCCCAGAGCTACATTCATTTGGAAAGCAGACAAGTAAACTGTGTCTGGCTTGCCGCCTTCTTCCCAGATGGACTGCATAACGCCGTCGAAACGAGCCTGCGAGAACGCAATCAAAGTTGTGGTCTCATCTGTACGAGCGTCTGTACCGTCGCCAGTTGGGTCAGCACCTTCGTTAGCACCGAAGTCGGTGTTGGTGGTGATCCATGCAGGAGCGCCAGCAAGTTCACGAGCTGTGGTGGAGTTACCAGCAACGCGAGCATTGTTGTCGAAAAGTGCTTTTTCGATGTCCAATTTTTGCTCTTTGGCGATTTTCAAAGTTTGGTATGCAACTTCTTTTGCACGACCAGCTTTGTCCAAACCTTCGTCTGTGTCTGGAAC